ACAGATTGCTCACAGCGGGGCCTCCCTTGGTGTGGTGCGGTAGAACTCTTCGTCAAGGAACACGAACCCCTTGTCGTGGGTCGTCTTGACGGAAGTGTCCACGTGGGTTGCAACGCCAACGCCGGCAGCTCGCACGCAGAAGGACAGGTCCTCAGAGAACACTGCGCCCTTGGGGTGCGAGATCGTGTCAAACCACACGTCGCCGTACCGGTCGCGAATGCGCTCCAGTACCGTCCGGTGGATCAGCACGCACGCCCCGCCAGTCGCCGCAACCGGCACCACTGCATCCGTCGGGTAGTCCATCATCGGCACGAACCCAATGCGGTCGTCGTCCTCGTAGAACGAGTAGAGCGTCGGCACTGCCCGATAGCGGACGCCGTAGTGGGCCGCCTTGCCCGCCGTCTTGCAGGCGAAGCACAGCGCCCCGATGACCGGGCGTTCCGTGGAGTCGGCCGCCGCGAGAAGCCGTTCGAGGGTGTCGGGTTCGAACCCCATGTCGCTGTCCACCATGAACAGCCACTCGGCCTCGGACTCGTCGCACATCACCTTGGCGAGTTGGTTGCGGCCGGAGACGATGCCCCCAGAGCCGACCTGCTTGCCTAACTGCCCGTGGGCGTGCGACACGATGCGCTGCGCGCCCGCAGCGTCGAAGAACAGCAGGTCCTTTAGCGACTCAGCGAAGCACGCGGCGTAGTGGCCGGGGTGCAGGAACCCAACCGATACGGCGCCGGGGATCACTGGCGGCGGGTCTTGCGCTCTTCGCCGGGGGCGGCGGTCGCCTGCTCCACGGGAGCGGAACCGCTGGCCCGCTTGGGCTGCGGCTGATCGGCAGTGAACGCCCATGCGTGTTCGCGCACAATGGGCGACTCCGAATCGTGCGCAGTGCCGGGGACAAGAGGAACGTAACTCCGAAGCGCCTGCACATACACGGCGTCTCTGGCGTTGGGGATGACGTAGACGATGCCCATGCGGGCCTCCTCGATTTGCAGGGTGGGGGCAGGGTGCCTAGCCGCCACCCCCCTGCCAGAAGGGGCGGCTAGGCGTTTCGCTTCAGGTACTCAGCAGCAGCGACGAGGCTGGAGGGGGCATCTCGGAAGTGGCCCAGTCCCGCCATCTTGAGTAGTGGCGGCTGCACCAGCCCCGAGCGAACACGGGGCTGGTGCATCCACCGATTGAGCATGTCGCGTCCATGCCGTCATCCTAGCAGATTGTCTTATCCGCTAGGACTAGTGCTAGGCGCTCGTGCGGTCCTGGAGCAGCCGGAACGCCAGGTCGTTCACGCTGTCCGCGCCGGAGCGGAACCGCATGTACCAGCCGGACCGGCCGTCCGGGAGGTTGTTCGCGGTGTTGAACAGCACCGGGATGTACTGGATGGACGTCGAGCCCGGCTTGTCCACGATCACGTAGTTGGAGAAGTCGCCCAAGACGATCTCGTTGTCCCGCACCGTGGTGGTCTGCGTCTCCGGGGCATCGTCCGTCTCCACCACCGGCCGGCCAAGCAGCAGGTCGGTGTTCGACTGGGTGATGTCCGTGGAATAGCTGGCACTCAGCGCAGTGCCGAGCGTCTTGATGGCGTCCGCGTACACCGGGTTCATCAGCCATGTGGAGCGGTTGCGGAACCGCTGGCCGAGGCTGCGGCGCATCCCCTGGAGGTCCACGAGGCCGATGGTTGCGGCAGTCGTGGAGGTGATCTCCACGTTCGTGTTCGCGTCCAGGGCGGTGAAGATGCCGGTGGGCTGACCGGAGCCGGTGCCGGTGGCGTGCGACCCCGCCTCGAGGCGGTCGCGGCCGTCACCGAACAGCATCAGCGCGTCGCTGGTGAGCCCTTCGATGTCCTCGAACGCCTGCATCGACGCCTGGATGAACCCCTGACCGGTGTAGGTCGGGATGCCGGGACCGTCGTAGGTGGGGCTGTCGTCCGACACTTCGGCCAGTTCGGCGTCCCACGAGAACGTGGAACCCGCAGTGCTGACGCCATGCCAGGTGTTCTCTCGGGCCAGCGTCACCACGCGGGCGAGCGCCCGAATGGAGTTGCTCGTGCCGTCGTTGGTGAGGATGAGCGTCGGGTCCAGGTGCGTCGGCACCAGGTAGCCGCCCTGGGTGTTGGTGCCCACGGCGATGGCGGCGCGCTCTTCGGCCGACAGGAACATCTCGCGGCCGGTCATCAGCTTGACAAACGCCGAGCGGTAGACGTCGGTGGAGCGGGCAGCGATGTTGCGGACCCACTCCACGTCCTGTCGGTGGCGACGCACCAGCTTGACGGCGTAGGTCGGGTCGATGTCGGCCGCTTCCGCGTTGCGGCGGATCAGGTCCGACATCTGGCCGATGTTCATGCGTGCCACGTCGTCCACGCGGGCGGGCTCGGTCGGCTTGATGAACTGCGGGCCCTTCGGCACGGCCGAACGGGCGGCGTCGAGGTTCTCCAGCTTCTCCAGCTTGGCGACCTTCTCGGCGCGCTCTGCGGGGATGGCGGCGGCGCGCTCCGCGATGGCGGACACGCGGGCGTCCTCGTCGGCGGTGAGTGCCGAGCGCTGCTCACCTTCGGCGGTCTGGCCGATGGTGGAGAGTTCGGCCTTGAGAGCGTCGCGCTCCTCGTCCAGCGCTGCGATGGCGGCGCGCAGAATGTCAATGGGGTTCATTGGGGGTGTCCTTTCGGAAACGGGGTCAGATGAGCGCTGCCAGCGCGGTGACTTCCGCGAGGCTGCGCGTGCGCTCCGAACCGCCGCTGGCGGGGACGTTGCGGGATTCGCCGGTCTGGCCGATGGCCGTGACCGTGGCGAGGGTGTGTTCCGCGACCTTGAGCCCGGCGCGCTCGGTGAAGCGGGCCAGGAACACGGGATCGTGGAGGAGACGGTCGAAGAAGGCATCGCTGCCGGAGCGAACCCCGGCCGTGGCTTCCTCGTAGGCGGGGAAGGTGACGGGCCCAAACTCGTACAGGTCCACGTCGGTGATGGTGCGCTCAGGCAGCTTGTCCGGGTTGTGGTCGGTGGCCTTCTTCGGCTCAACCCACTGCTCGCCGGTCACCCGGAACCGGAACGACGCGCCCAACTGCTTGGCCCGCAGTGCCGGTAGAAGTTCGTTCACGTAGGCGGTGTCGAACAGTTCCGACTCGTAGTAGGCGCCCACGCCCTTGTCGGAACGCAACACGTCGGGCGCGCCAAGTGGCTTGTTGCCGATGGACGGGTCACCGCCGTGGTCGTAGAGCACGCGAATCTTGTCGGCGCGCTCCTTGAACGTGCGCACGAACGCCTTGTCCCCGACGCGCTCCAGGAAGGTGCCTTCCCAGTAGCTGTCGATCTTGGTCCAGCGGTCGAACACGGCAAAGTGCCCGAACAGGGTGCGCCCGTCCGTGGCCCCGGCGTCGGCGCGCAGTTCGGCGGCCCCAGTGTCATAGCGGGCGCGTACGAGGTTGTCAGTGGGGGCAGCCATGTGGGCCTCCTAGGCGGCGAGTAGCAAGGTGGCGACCAACGCCAACAGGTCGTCATCGGTCAAGTCATCGCTTGCGCGGTTCGGGCGTTGCCGCCAGAACAGGGGCGGGGGTGTCTCGGTGGGCGGCTCGGGGGGCGCTACCGCCGTGAGGGCGAGCAGCAGCGACACGGGTCACTCCCAGCCGTAGTCGAACGTCACGTGAGCGTGGATCGTCTGCGATGCCGTCGCCGTGCCGACAAGGAACTTGGCGGCCACGGCAATGAACTCGCCGGGGTTGACGTAGATCGGCCGCGAGAACGCCATGTAAACGTCACCGTTCTGCGGGGTCGCGCCGATGGCCGCACCAACGGGCCAGTACTGGATGCCGAGCGCCTCGCGCCGGGGGGCCTTGGTGGTGCCGGTGGCGAAGCTGGCGGACTCGGTGGTCGCCAGATTGACGGCGGTATGGCCGAACGCGAGCGACCATGCGAGCGTCGTCGCGGTCGTCGCGACCGCCGCGCCAAGGTTGGCGGCGCTGATCTTGACGCCATGGAGGCGCAGCGCCCGGCCCTGCACGGCGACGGTGCCGGCAGGGACCTGATAGCTGGTGACGATCAGGTCCGTTGCGGCGGTTGCCGTGGCGTTGAGGGTTGCTTGACCGCCCAGGCCGGTGACAAGGGCGGCAGTGTTGCTGCCCACCGCGCCGGCCGGGGTGGGGGAGGTGGCGTAGCTGGCAAGCGACCCCATCGTGCCGCCCGACAGGCCCTGGTGAGAACCGAGCGAACGGCAATTGACCGTGCCCAAATCTTCGGCCAGGACCGGGCCGCCAAGGCTGATCGTGTAGTCGGTCACCAGCATCTGCAGCGCGCTGGCGGTCGAGTTGGTGTTGGCGTGACGCAAGCCCCACGAGAGCGTCGCGGACCGGAACGCCTGGCCGTTGGCGGACGGGGCGGCGAGCGCGGCACGGCGAACGTTGTCGATCCAGAACTCGACTTCCTTCTCCGTGATCGTCAACGTGTAGATGTGGTTCTCGTTGGCCGCAAAGCCAGGGTTAAACGAGGCGCCCACCGTCTCAACACCGTTGTTGTTGATGATCGGCGTGATGCCTGCGGACGTGAACCGCCAATAGATGCCGTCCAGCGGCGCGAACGGGTTCGCCGCGCCCGGCCGGATCATCCCCACGTCGATGATGGCGTTCGCCGGGATGCTTGCCGTGGCGACGTTGAGCGCCAAGTTCTGCTCCAGGAACAGCGACGTCGCGGCCAACCCCACCGGGAACTCACGGCGAGTGTAGTGGGTCATGCCGACCGTGGTCGCCACACTGGAGCCCGAGTTGGTGAGCAAGCCGTTAGCGCTCACCGTTGCCGTCATCGTCGTGAACGCGTGAACGAACTTGCCCGTGTTCTGCGCGGCGTAGTTGAACGTCTCCCGGTCGAGGATGTTGTCGGCGGCCACCCGCAGGCGGAAATCCTCGTCCACCTCCGGCGAACGCACGTACCGGGTACCCGTCTCGGTGCCTGGATCGTTCTCTGCGAAGATCACCACCGCGCCGGCCGCGTCCTCGCCGCCGCCGCGCAGGGCGCCATCCGCGTCGCGGCCCGGCAGGGTGACGTACACCTCACCATCGGTGGACACCTGCGCCGTGCCAGTCGTGGGGCCCTTGATGTTGACGTCGAACGCCATGGAGTCCTCCTAGTCAGCCCACACGAAACGCACCGACCATTCGCCGGTGAGCTTCTCTGCGGAACGGGCGTAGATCGTGAAGCCGACGCCAGCGGTCGGGGTGCCGCACGTCAGTGCGGCGAACAGCGGGAAGTAACGGTGGTCGCTCGCCGTGTGGTCGGCTGACGTGTCATCAGCCATCACCCACGCCTCGACCTTGGCGGCGGCCGTGCTCTCCGCCGCGGCGACAGAGGCGGACGCCGCGTTGGCC